GCCCCTGCCACTGGCTCTACCAAGCGCGCTCGTTCCAAGAGCCCCAGCCGTCGCCGTTAAATATATTTTATCATAATGTGAACGATTAGAAGAAAGTATTTGCCAGGAGGACCTGATTTTTCAAAATTACAACTGTCACCAGAATTATCACTCCTGCTAACAGCTCTACTCACTGGTCGGAAAGTCCTAGCAGACGTTAAACGTGTCGGATTTTGATATCATATGATTTTCTACAGAAACATTCGCTCCCAATTTGTTACTCAAAACGTTCAAAATGGCTTCATCAGCTCCTTTTTTGACCGTCGTCGTAGAATAATGCACCCCCTTGTTGTCCAGAGCTTGCTTCACCACCCCTTGTTCCACGTGCCCCCTGCAATACCCCCTGCAAACTGCTTTTCTCCCACAAGGTTTGTTCGTTGCCGTGAAACCCTTGCATTTCGCCCCCCCGGAACCTAGGAGAGCGTGTTTATCCAGCACGTCATCTTTGTAATCGGTGACGAGTTTGGTAAAATCTAAGCCATAATCTCTAGAAACCCTAAGAAGAACATCTTCTATCGCACTTGAAACGATGATGTTCGTGAAATCTTCAAGTTTCTTAGCTCCGTTCACGACGTCCTCAAGCGTCTTGGAAAAACTCATTTGTCTACCAATGGGAAACGGATACTTATAATCCTAGGTGACGATATGTTGTGAACTTTCTGGAACTTTCTGGGAAATGTTTCAATAATTAAGCCGAGTGTAAATACTTGTATAAGAAAACTATGTTACGTCAACGGCGTCGCGTTTATTTCCAAAAAAAAAATATTTTGTAATAATATCAAACATGGCAGGAGGCTTAAGTCAGCTCGTTGCGTATGGTGCTCAGGACGTGTACCTCACCGGTAACCCCCAGATTACTTTTTTCAAGACGGTGTACCGCCGCTACACAAATTTTGCCATTGAGTCTATCCAGCAGACCATCAACGGCAGTGTTGGATTCGGTAATAAGGTGTCCACCCAGATCTCCCGTAACGGTGATCTGATCACTGACATCGTGGTTGAGTTCGTGCTGTACAAGAACGTCACCGGTGCCAACAGCACCTTCTACCCCGCCGAGCAGCTGCTGCAGGATGTGGAGCTCGAGATCGGTGGCCAGCGCATTGACAAGCACTACAACGACTGGTTCCGCACTTACGACTCCCTGTTCCGCATGAACGACGACCGTATCAACTACCGTCGTATGACTGACTTCGTGGACGGCGAGAACTCCCTGAACTCTGCCTCCCCCGTCGTCAAGCGTTTCTACGTCCCCCTGATCTTCTTCTTCAACCAGACCCCTGGCCTGGCCCTCCCCCTGATTGCCCTCCAGTACCACGAGGTCAAGCTCTACTTCACCCTGGCTTCCCAGGTCAACGGTCTGAACGTGAACACCTTCGGCACCGCCCCCGGCACCATCACCGCCCCCCAGATGTCCGTGTGGGTTGACTACATCTTCCTGGACACCCAGGAGCGCACCCGCTTCGCCCAGCTGCCCCACGAGTACCTGATCGAGCAGCTGCAGTTCTCCGGCACTGAGACCGCCACCCCCTCCACCACCAGCCAGGCCAGCCAGAACATCCGCCTAGACACAATTGGGCGCAAAAGCATTACGCCACGCACATCTGGACCCTGTGCGTGGGAAAGCCGTTTGGACTTCCAGGTACCTGCTATGGTACAAGTTTTTTGCTAGTGTGTCGGTATATATCGTGTCATTTGTCCCAGGTGATACGAATATCAACGCGCAACACTATTAAATTGCGGGAACCCCCTAAAGCCAGAAAAATGACTACAAAGCAATGTTGTAGTTGTGAAGAAATAAAAGATACTAATGAATTTACTAAGAGGAAAGCGAGTTGGGATGGATTTCTCGCCAGATGTAAGTTGTGTGACAAAGCATATAAAATCGCTTATCATACAACGAAACCCGATAAGAAAAAAGCGTGGGATAAGAAATACAAAGATGCCAACCCTGAGAAGGTAAAGGCACGGAACACGCTATATTATCGGAGCAATTGGGATACTCTCAAAGAAAAGAGAGTAATTAATGAGGAACGAATTAAGGCCTATAGAATAGCATACAAATCAAGATATAACGAACGGATATCTCAACGCAGGATAAATGACATCAACTTTAAGATGACACGAAACCTACGGACGAGATTTCATTCCTTCGTATCGACAAAAGGCAAGAAGACATTCAATGTTCTCGGTATGCCGTGTGATACATTCTTGAGTTGGATAGAGTTTCAGTTCGCGGACGGGATGTCGTGGGACAACTATGGTGTCGATTGGCACCTTGACCATATCCTTCCGGTATCCAAGTTTGACTTGACGAACGAAGCCGACCAACGAGTATGCTTTAATTGGTCTAATTTTCAACCATTATATGCCCAAGACAATCTTAGTAAATCAAATAGTATCTATCTTCACGACTTCTTCAACTGCTTCATATCTGCTCATCGCTTCATTGTGATAGAAGATTTAAATAGTCTAGAGTACCAAACCTTGACCGAAAGGTTGAGGTGGCTGAGAGCAACAATCTCAGGTACGGTAAAAAGCTCCTGGATGAACAATGGGCAATCCGCAGCCAAGCCTCTAAGGACGCAATGTCAAGTCTACGAGGAAGGTTCAACGACTAAATAGTAGTGGGTATTTAATGACGGCCTAGACAGCCCGAAAATGCTTAAGATATAGTCTAGTCCCTCGCGCCGGTGGTCGCAAAATATCCCGAAAGGGAGGGTATATACGGAATCTCAACCACCCCACCAAGTACCTGGCGTGGAACTTCAACGCCCCCGGTGCCACCAGCTACGGCCAGTACACCGCTCTGGCCAACTTGACCGTCAACTCCAACCCTGTCTACGGTGACACCGCCAACACCGAGAGCTTCAACGAGGCCCTCGCCGTGCTGGACTCCGCCAAGCTGCAGCTGAACGGCCAGGACCGTTTCTCCACCCGCAAGGGCTCCTACTTCAACAAGGTGCAGCCCTACCAGACCATCGGCACCAACGTGCCCGCCGGCGTCTACCTGTACTCCTTCGCCCTGAAGCCCGCCGGTCGCCAGCCCTCCGGCACCTGCAACTTCTCCCGCATTGATAACGCCACTCTGTCCCTGACCTACAAGACCTGCTCCGTGGATGCCACCGCGCAGCCCGCCGCACTCGCCAACGCCCTGTACCAGAGCGAGACCATCACCGCAAACACCGCCACCTCCCTGACCGCCCTCAACATCTATGCCAAAAACTACAACGTATTGCGCATCATGAGCGGCATGGGTGGATTAGCGTATGCCAGTTAGTCATATCATGTCATCATATCCAATTATTTTCAAAAACATTTCTTTCGAAGTTCTTTACACAGACTTTTCGAATTAAATAAACTTCGCGCGATTGCGATATCTTTCATACGTGACACAACATTAAATACCCTAGAGTGTCAATATGTTCACCCGGGTCAAACGAAAATATACGTGATACGGGAAAAAAATATTTCGATAAAGTATCGCGAACAACACCATGTCCCAACTACCCCCCACGTTTCTAAAAACAACGTTATTTACAAACGAAGTAAGAGGAAATGTCACAGTTAAAGGAGCAGTTATAATTCAGTCAAATGGAAATGCATACGTGTTAGGCAATACTTCTGTCATTACAGGAGTAGGCCAGACGCCTCTGCCGACTGACATCATAGGTAATCTATCCGGAGTATACGCAAACGTAACCACGGTTAACGCAGCAAACGTTAATGTCACCGGGAATGTATCCGCGGAATATTTCCTCGGTAACGGTGCGTTGCTGACCGGTATTGAACAATACGTGTTGCCATCTGAAATCACCGCAGATGTCCTCGGTAACGTCACCGCCACCGGTAATGTATCCGCAGAGTATTTCCTTGGTAATGGTGCCCTGTTGTCCGGCATTGAGCAATATGTGTTGCCATCCGAGATCACTGCGGATGTCCTCGGTAACGTCACCGCGACTGGAAACGTGGCTGCCGAGTATTTCCTCGGTAATGGCGCCTTGCTGACCGGCATCGAACAATACGTTCTGCCATCTCAAATCGCAGCGGATGTCCTTGGTAACGTCACCGCCACTGGAAACGTGACTGCTGATTACTTCATCGGTAACGGATACAACCTGATACTCGATGGTTATACGTTGAAGCCCATGGGCAATGTTGCAAATGTAGAAGTTCGTTTGGCGTTACCCGCACAGGTTGGTACGATCGTGAAACAAACCGATATCGACCAGGAATATCTGCTGCTCGATACACCTGCCAGCGTAGACGCAAACTGGTTGGAATTCACCGGAGCAAACTTCCCGGTTATGAGCGTTTTTGGCCGCACCGGGAACGTTCTGTTACTCTCCGGCGTAGATGTGAACACGATAGGTGGTGCGAGTATCGTAGGAAATGGAGACATCACATCCTTGGCAGTTGATATCACTGGTAACGTTACCGCCACAGGAAACGTGTCCGCGGAGTATTTCTTAGGTAATGGTGCACTGCTGACCGATATCGAACAATATGTGCTGCCCTCTGAAATCACTGCCGATGTCCTCGGCAATGTCACCGCCACCGGAAATGTATCAGCAGAGTATTTCATCGGCAACGGTGCTCTGCTTTCCGGCATCGAGCAATACGTGTTGCCATCTGAAATCACCGCCGATGTCCTCGGTAACGTCACTGCCACCGGAAATGTATCAGCGGAGTATTTCCTCGGTAACGGTGCTCTGCTTTCCGGCATTGAGCAATACGTGTTGCCATCTGAAATCACCGCAGATGTCCTCGGTAACGTCACCGCCACAGGAAACGTGTCCGCTGAGTATTTCCTCGGTAATGGTGCTCTGTTGACCGGCATCGAACAATACGTGCTGCCATCCGAGATAACTGCAGATGTCCTCGGTAACGTGACGGCTACTGGAAATGTATCCGCCGAGTATTTCCTCGGTAATGGCGCTCTGTTGACGGGAATCGAGCAATATGTGCTGCCCTCTGAGATCACCGCCGATGTCCTCGGTAACGTCACCGCAACCGGTAACGTGTCCGCTGAGTATTTCCTCGGTAATGGTGCTCTGTTGACCGGTGTATTGACTGATATTTCTGGAAATTTAGAAATCACCAATATTCTCGTATCTGGAAACGTAGATGTTTCAAACAATGTGAATGTAGACGGCAACGTTATCACAGGAAAACTAATCACAGCGGAGGCATACATAGGAAATGTGAACTCCGGTCAGGTGGTGTCCGGAAACATCACTTCTAACGAGTTCTTCTTCGGCAATGGTGCGTACATTACGGGAATCGAACAATATGTGCTGCCCTCTGAGATCACCGCCGATGTCCTCGGTAACGTCACTGCCACGGGCAATGTGTCCGCTGAGTATTTCCTCGGTAATGGCGCTCTGTTGACGGGAATCGAGCAATATGTGCTGCCCTCTGAGATCACCGCCGATGTCCTCGGTAACGTCACCGCAACCGGTAACGTGTCCGCTGAATATTTCCTCGGTAATGGCGCTCTGCTTTCCGGCATTGAGCAATACGTTCTTCCCTCTGAGATCACCGCCGATGTCCTCGGTAACGTCACCGCAACTGGAAATGTATCCGCGGAGTATTTCCTTGGTAATGGTGCCCTACTGAGCGGTATTGAACAATACGTTCTGCCCTCCGAAATCGCCGCTGATGTCCTCGGTAACGTCACTGCCACCGGTAATGTGTCCGCTGAGTATTTCCTAGGTAACGGTGCGTTGTTGACTGGCATCGAACAATACGTTCTGCCATCTCAAATCGCAGCGGATGTCCTTGGTAACGTCACCGCCACCGGGAACGTGACTGCTGATTACTTCATTGGTAACGGGTTCAACTTGGTTCTCGATGGTTATACATTGAAGCCCATGGGCAATGTTGCGAACGTAGAGGTTCGTCTGGCTCTACCTGCCCAGGTTGGTACTATCGTGAAACAGACTGATATCGATCAAGAATATCTACTGCTGGACACGCCCGCTAGTGTAGATGCAAACTGGTTGGAATTCACCGGGGCAAACTTCCCGGTTATGAGTGTATTTGGCCGCACTGGAAACGTTCTGTTACTCTCTGGGGTGGATGTAAATACCATCGGAGGCACCAGCATAGTAGGAAATGGAGATATCACGTCCTTGGCAGTGGATATCACTGGTAACGTGACTGCATCCGGAAATGTATCCGCCGAGTATTTCTTAGGTAATGGCGCCCTGTTGTCCGGCATCGAACAATATGTGCTGCCCTCAGAGATTACCGCCGATGTCCTCGGTAACGTCACTGCCACCGGGAACGTATCCGCCGAGTACTTCCTCGGTAACGGTGCTCTGCTTTCCGGCATTGAGCAATATATCCTGCCCTCTGAGATCACCGCGGATGTCCTTGGTAACGTCACTGCCACTGGAAACGTATCCGCCGAGTATTTCCTAGGTAACGGTGCCCTGTTGACCGGCATTGAGCAATATGTGCTTCCCTCGGAGATTACCGCCGATGTCCTCGGTAACGTCACTGCCACCGGAAATGTGTCCGCTGAGTACTTCCTCGGTAACGGTGCTCTGTTGACCGGCATTGAGCAATATGTGCTTCCCTCCGAGATCACTGCGGATGTCCTCGGTAATGTGACTGCCACCGGTAACGTGTCCGCCGAGTACTTCCTCGGTAACGGTGCTCTGCTTTCCGGCATCGAGCAATATGTGCTGCCCTCTGAAATCACCGCCGATGTTCTCGGTAACGTGACTGCCACCGGTAATGTGTCCGCTGAGTACTTCCTCGGTA